GAGGGTGGAGTTCACATTCTCGGTGAAGGTGCCGAAGCTGTCACTGATGGCCACGTATTTGCTCTCCAGCTCCGCCGTGATCCGGTCCATCTCCTGATACACCACGTCGGCGGATTTGATGATGAGGCTTTTCAGCGTGGCGGCCTGCCGGTCCAGGGCCTCTTTTGTGACGGCGCCGCCCGCGCTGCTGATGGCCTGCGCCACCGCAGGGCTCAGATTTTCCCGGTCGATGCTGTTCACCGCCGTGGTCAGCGCCCGGTGGAAGGCCACGAGATAGTCCCTCAGCTGCCGCAGTTGCTGCTCCGCCCCGCCCTGCAGGATGGGCGGCGCCAGGGGATTTACTTTCATGTCTGCTCCCTCCTTAGGGCTCCGTCACAGAGCCGAATCTTGTATAATCGCTGCCCTTTTCCAGCACCCGGGCGATGGAGAAGAGGCGCATCTCGCCGGTGCCCGTAAGCCTTAGCCGCAGATGGTCGCAGCGGCGCGGCCTTATGGGCAGGGCCACGGAGCCGGTGCCGGAGAAGCTGACGGTCTCCTGCTCCTCCCAGTTTCCGGAGCTGTCGTACTCCAGCCAGACCGTGAGGCTGCCGCCCGCCAAAGACCGCAGCCGGAGATCATAGCGGCTCACGTACTTCTGATCCGGCAGCTCGGTGCAGAGGATACCGGTCTCCGCGCTCCATTGAAGGGCCGTGCCGTCCTCCGGCGTCCCCTGGGTGCCTCTGAGGGCCAGGATCCCCTCCGGCGTCAGGCAGTAGAGATCGTCCTCCGCCGGGGCGAAGGCGAGACCGTGGACGCTGTCCTCCCGGTGCCACCACTGCCGATGGGTGTCATAGACGAAAAGGCTCCAGCCATCGGCGCTCCGCATGGAGAGATAGAGCTTGTCCGCCCAGCCGCCGGCCGCCGCCTCCCTGTAGGAGACGGCGCCCAGATCCCGGGAGATCACAGCGGGCATGCCGCCCTCAAAGGCGCAGACGTGGAGCCGACTCTTGTAATAGAGGGTGCTGCCCACCACGGCGAGGCTGGCCCAGGAGCCCTTCTGTACCCCCTCCGCCACATAGTCCGTGACCTGGTGGGCCCCGGTGGCGGAGATGGCAATCATGTGGATGTGCTCCTCCTTGAAGAAGACGGGGGAGCCGAAGTAGTTGACGGCCCCGGTCCACTCCCCGTCGCTGCCGCAGCCGGCGGCCCAGGAATCGGTGGAGAGGCCCTGGAACTTCTGCCAGTTCTTGAAGTCTCCCAGGGCGCAGGCGTAAAGCTCATTGACCGCCTCGCCGTTCTTCATGCCGTAAAAGCAGCCCCAGAGGCGGTTGCCCACCTCGCAGACGTAGTCTAAGTCCGGCACGGTGCGCTTGACGGTAATGGTGCCGCTCTGGGTGACGGTGCCCCGGGTTAGACCGGTGACGATGATGTAGCCTTCGCCCAGGGCTTCAATGACCTTGGCCCCGTTCAGTTCTTCCAGGGCGCTGCCGGAGATCTCCACGCCGTCATACCGGCTGAAGCCGCTGCTGATGAGCGGACCCGAAATCTTGACGTAAGTGGCGGCGATGTCGGCCCAGACCCCGTCGATGCTGCTCCAGCGCCGGAGCATATCTGTCTCGCCGCCGGTGTCGATCCAGTAATCCCCGTTGGCGGGGCTTGCGGGGGGCGTCGCGCCCACTTCGGGGCTGATGTCGCTGCCGTCCGCTGCCGCCGGACTGTAGGTGACGGCGCCGGTGACGGTGACACTGTTCTCCATGCTGCCGTAATCCGTGAGATCGGCGGTGTTCAGGTACTTTTTATCCGGGAAGACGCAGAGGGTTGCCCCCATCGAGACAAGCTGCTTCCGGGGATAGCTCGCCTCCACCCAGATCCCGGACCGGTACTGCATCGTCACGCCGGTGGCGGGATCATACCAGTATTCCCCCTGGGCGGGCAGACCCGGCTCCGTCTCGCTCCTGGTGATCGTCGGCACGGAGAGGTCATTAAGCCCCGTGGGGTAACCGTTGTAGTAGAGGGTGCTGCCTTCCACGAAGGTCAGGGCGTCCTTGGCGATCAGCCCCTGGTACCGGGCGCTCTGCCCCGCGGTCGGGGCCAGGAAGACGGCTCTCGTCTTTCTGGTGGCCAGCAGGGGATATTCCTCCCCGGTGAGGTTTTCCATGTCATACCAGGCCCCTTCAGGGTTTTTCAGCGTGTGCTGATAGCCCAGAAAGGCGTCCGTCATCACCCGCCGGGTGGCGCCGGCGTTTACGTATCGTTTTCTTCCCAATTCAAATCCTCCTTATCGCGCCTCCTTGCCTCCCCCTTTTGGGAAGGTGGCCCGCAGGTCCGGAGGGCTTGGCTCCCCTCTCAGGGGAGCTGTCAGCCGTAGGCTGACTGAGGGGTTTTCCCTCGCAACTTGCCCGCCGTTTGCGGAGGTCATTCATGCCCCCGCAAAACGCTCCGTCCCCCGTCTCTGCATGTCATTGCGAGGAACCAGTCCGCAGACTGGTGACGTGGCAATCCGCATCCCCCGTCTTCCAGCGCCTTCCCCCCAGCAGGCCCAGTGCGCCAAAGCCTTCCCCCAGCGGGCCCAGCGTGGCCGGGATCTTTGATCCCGTGTCACGGTGAGGTGCCTTGTGCTGGAAGGTGGCCCGTAGGGCCGGATGAGGGAGATGCTATCGTCGAGCACCATTTTGGTGACGCCACCCAAATGGGTCACCACCAGAATCTCCCCGGCCCCGCAGCCCGCCGCTGCCGGTTGATCCGGTTGCGGTAAGCCTCCAGGGCGGTGTTGAAAAGCGCCACGGACTGGTTGTACTTGTCAAATTCCGCGTTGCTCTCGTCCACCTTCACCATGAGATAAGCGGTGTAGAGCTCCCGGTCGTAGGGGAAAGGCACCAAGAGCTCGGTGTCCCCGTCGGTCTCGCCGTCATAGCCCGCAAAAGCGTCGGTGATGTCCTCCCCGGTCCAGGTAGCCCCGTCCTCCGCCGGCGGATCCGGTGGAATGGAGGTGAGGTCGGACCCGGTGCCCAGGGGATTGGGCCAGGGGGGCGCGGGGGGTGAAACCCGCTGCCGCCGCTGAAGGATCTCCGTATAGATCTGCCCGTCTAAGTCGCTGAGCCAGCTGACCTTCTCTTCCCGGCTGTACTGGTTGGGCCGCAGCCGGTCAATGGCCCCGATGGCTTCCGAAATGGTCATATCGTTCCTCCTTAGCTGATAGGCGTGGTGGAAATGGGCGTCCAGTTTGTCCAGACGCTGCCGTACCGTCCCCGGTACCAGAGGCCGAAGTTGCTGCCGCTGAACCCCATGCTGATCTGCATCCCGCTGGCGTCTGAAAAGCGGAGGGTCAGGATCAGCTCGTCATATCCGCTCCTCTTGTGGAGCTTCATGGTCCCGTTGTCGGTGTCATCCCAGGCGCTGCCATAGTCTGCCACCGTGGTATAAGAGGCACCGCCCCGGAGCAGCAGGGCCCAGGCCACGTCCAGCACGCCCGCCGTCTCGGCGTATTTGCCGAAGGCGCCGCCGCTGCCGCCCTCCTTCAGATTGAAGGCCACGGCCACGGTGGGGATCACCACGTTGATGTCCCGCTGCCCTCCCAGGCTGTCCCTTGCCCGGACCCAGACCTCATAGGTCGTGTTCTGACTGAGCCAGGAAAGGATCGTCGCCGTGTTGTTGGGGAGGGCGGTCTCAGTTCCCCAGCTGCCGCCCTGGGCCCGCAGCCAGTAGGTAAGGGTGAGGCTGTTCTGCCCGTTGAGGTCTGTGAAGCTCGCGCTGGGGGTCACGGAGCCGTAGGTCCCGTCCGCCTGGGCCGTGCCCTGACTGTCGCTTCTGAATGCGCTGACGGAGAGGTTGGGTGCGGCGTAGGGATAGACCAGCAGCCACAGCTTCTGGGAGGCGGTTCGGCCCCGGCTGTCCGTTACCACCGCGTCCGCCCCCACGTAGTGCCCTTCGGCCCAGTCGCCGCTCTGCGGGTAGTATTTGGCGTTGCGGATGGTGCCGAAGGTCTCGGTGCCGCTGGTGCTGCGGGATTTCGTGGTGCCGTCGTAGGTGATCGCCACACCGGAGAGGGTGGCGGAATAGGGGAGGGTGATTTTGCTGACGTCAAGGGTCACGGTCAGCTTGCTGTATCCCACCACCGGCAGACTGATCCCGGAGGCCGCCGTGCCGCTGTTGCTGTACCCCGCTGCCGCCCAGCCGCTTCCCAGGGTGGGGACCACGGAGGCGGGCACCGAGAGGGTGATGGTGATGCTGTGGGTGCCCACCTGGGTGCCGCCGTTGTAGGTGATGCACGTCAGGGTGCAGCTTACGCTGGTGTCGTTGGGAATCGCGTTCATGATGCTGTCGGGTGGCGTCCAGGAGATGCCGGTATAGTTGCTTTTGGTGGCGATTTCGCCGGTGTAAACGCCGCTGCTGCCGGTGACGACGTATCTGATGGTGTGGGTGTAGGCGGTGGAATACCGGGTCACCGTGATGCTGATGGGGCTCCCGAAGGTCCCGTTGGGCGCTGAGATGGTGCTGCGGATGGGGGACGCCGTGGCCACCACGTTCACGGGTCCGTCCACCGTCTTTGTCCCGCCGCTGGTGAAGGTCGTACCGTTGACGGTGTGGGTTCCCAGGCTGTAGCCCGTCAAGGCGGCAAAGTTGATGGTCAACATATCGCCGTAGGTGATGGTTGCCCCGTTGGAGAGCGCCGTCCCGTTTCTTGTCACCGTGATGGTGCTGCCCGTCCCGGCGGAAAGGGAGAGGGTGTACTGCCTGGGGATGGTGGTCAGCGTGAAGCTGGCGCTTGCCTCGTCGGCGAAGCTGTAGCCGAATCCGCCGGCGTCCATGAACATGGGGCTGCCCCAGTTGTTTTTGTGTACGCTGACGGCGACGGCCTTTGTGCCATCGGTGTTGTGGAGAATGTTATCGACGCTGCCGGTGATCGCCCCGCCGGAGAGGTTCTTCACCTCGATCCAGGTATTCTGGGACCAGGCGCCGACGGAGTTATTGAGACTGTTGCCATCCAGCGTGACGGCGTTTTGGCCGTTGATGCGGATCACCAGGTCGCCGTTGTAGGTGCCGGTGTAGCTGTTGATCTGAAGCCATACGTGGGTGATGCTGAGATTGCTGGAATTTGCCGCCTGGTCGTAGGTTTCGCTGAGGTCGATCTTCAGCTTGCCCTGTACGCCCTCGCTGACGATCCCGTCAATGGTGACGCTGCCGGTTTTTCCCTGTGCCATTTTGCCTCCTTGCGATGATAAAAAAGGGGGACCGCCGAAGCGGCCCCCTCGGCGCGGCTTATTCCTTGATCTCCCGCTCCTGGGAGCTCTCAAAGAAGGCGGTCTCTGCCGCAAAGGAGCGGCGGATTTCCTCTGCCGCATAGTGGGGGACCCGGCTCATCTGCCCTCTGGGAAGAATGGCCGTATAGTCGTTGACGGAGACGAACAGATTGGGGTCTCCCTTGGGATCCCCTCTGGGAATAAAGATATCCTCCCTGCCGTCATCCTCCGCAACGGCGGCTGCGGTATTGGTCTCAGGTTCCTTATTGGTCTTGGTAGCCATAAAAACTCCTTATCGTATTGTTGTAGGGGCCGGCGCCCTCGACGGCCCGCCGTACCCGTGCCGCACCCCGTAGGGGCGGCAACCTGCCGCCCGCGTTCCCCGTCCTACGCCTCGTAGGGGAGGGGCTTGCCCCTCCCGCATTTACGATGAGGCGTCACGAGGAGCTCAGTTGGCGGTATCGCTGCCGCTGTAAGAGCTGGTGACCATGATCCGCAGCACCCGCTCGGGATAGAGGAGGGTGGCGCCGTTACTCTCCAGCTTATAGCCCACGGTGGAGAACTGGTTCAGGGGGCCGCCGATCTCACTCTTGTCGTGGACGATCATCTGGGCCGCGCCTGCCTCCGGGTCGATGATCCCAAAGCCGTCTTTCCCGAAGAGGAAACAGGCATAGGTGACGCCGCCTTCCTTGTTCTGGTAGGTGTCGCCGCCCAGCACGGGGGCAAAATCGCTCTCCAGGAAGCGGACCCCGTGCAGCTCGCCGATCTCGCCGTTCATCAGCTCTCCCACGGCGGCGTACTTGTGGTAGTCCACCCAGTCGGGGTTGGAGCGCAGGTCGTAGGCCACGGAGGGGTGGATCACGCAGTAGAAGCGGCCGTTTACGGGCTCCACCCGGTTTTTCTTCATCTTGGTGACGGCCTTGTTGATCACGTCGGGGGTGAGATAGGCGTAGCCGTTGGCAGCGCTGGCGCCCATGGCGGCGGGGCTGGTGGGGGTGTTCTTATAGCTGCCGTCGGCGTTCAGGTTGTCGGCATAGAGTACGTTGGTGCCGGTCATGAGGGCCTGGCGGATCAGGTACTCCTGGGTCTCGGCCATGCTGGCACCCATTTCCTCGGCTGCGCCCAGGATCACGTCGTCATATGCGTGCATTTCCAGCTGGTCGGTGATGGAGGCGTAGGTGCCGTACTGGCTGATCTCGCCCCGGATGTAGCTGAGGCCGAACTTCTGGCCGGTGGGGATGACGCCCTCGGTAAGCTGGGCGGCCTTGGCGAAGGTGTTCCACTTGCGCCACTCCACGGTCTTGCCGCGGCCCCGGGGCAGGGGCTGCTTTTTGCCGAACTGGGCGTAGACGAGCTTGGGCCGGGCGTTCTCCAAAAGCTCGGTGTCGTAGAAGGTCTTCAGCTCCGCCGCCAGGGTGTTGGTGGCGTCAAAGGCCTGGTAGTCAGAGGCGTCGTAGGCGTTCTGATACCTGCCGGTGGCGTTCACCAGAGTGCCCGCGTCGGCCAAAAGCTGAAGGTTCCAGATGATGAGGGTCTTCCTTGCTTCTTTCATTGTTCAATTCTCCTTTCATTTCGCTCCCCGTCCCCATAGCCTTCCCCCAGCGGGGGAAGGTGCCCCAGTTCGCAAACTGGGGCGGATGAGGGAGAAGCTGCCGATGCGCTCAAATGAGCCATCGCGCTTTACGAGGAGTCAGTCACGTCGGATAAATCTTTTCTCCCCGGGCCGCGGCGGCATGGATCCTGCGCTTCAGATCCTCCCGCTGCTCCCGGCTGAGGCTGGGACTTGCTGTGTTCCCACGGGAGCCGCTGCTCTCCCGGGGCCGCTGCTGCCCGGCCCGGAGGGCGCGGGAGGCCTCCTCCAGGGCGCGCTGCCGGATCTGCTGCTCCCGGTCGGCAAGGATCTCCTGCCGATGGGTGGCAAAATAGGCATCCTCCAGTCCGAGGGGGCTGCCTGGCGCCACCATGCGGGCAAAAGCGGGGTCCCGCAGGGCCTCCCCCAGGTCGAAGCCGGGATAATCCTTCCTCAGCTCCGCCTCCTGCCGTCTGAGGTCGCCAAAGTGGGCCCTGAAAAGCGCCTCCCGCCGGGGATCGATCCGGGGAGCCGGAGGCCCGGCGGGACGATCCGGGGCGCCGGTCCCGGCAGAGCGCAGCCGGACCTCCGCCAGGATCCGCCGACTGAGCTCCTCCGGATCGGGGTCCCCGCCGATCATGCCGTGCTTTTCCGCCAGGGCCTCCAGGGCCGGCGCCAGCGCCCGATAGGCCGCCGCATCCCGCCCGGTGTTTTTCACCCGTTCGCGGACGATGCCGTTGGCGTAGTCGTGGAGGATTTTCCGGCTCTCCGGGTCTGCCAGCAGCTGCTCCAGGGTCAGCTTCGCCGGTGCATCTTTGGCTCCTGCCTGGCTCTCGTTGCCTTCCCCTTGAGGGGAAGGTGCCGCGCCAGCGGCGGATGAGGTGCTCTCGTTCCCCGTTCCGTTGGAGGAGGGGCCGTCTTCGGGCGTTTTCACCGGTGCCGCCTGTGCCCCCACCCCCGGCTGCCTGCCCGTGGCCGCCCTCGCCCCGGCGCGTTCCAGGGCTTTGCGGTGCCTTTCCAGCTTCTCCCGGGGGACGCCCCGTCTGAGAAGCTCCTCTGTAAGGCCGGCGTCGCCTTCCGCCCTCGGGGGAAGGGCCTCGGCCGGGGCGGGGGAGGGCTCCGCCTCTGTCGTGACCGCCCCTTCGGGGATTACGCCCGCGGGATCCCGCTCATTGACCTCCTCAGCCAGAAGCTGCAGATCCCAGTCTTCGTGATGCATCATTGCTTCCTCCTTTTGGCCCCATGGGGCCCTTTTCAGTGGGTTAGGCCCACGGCTCCGTCTCTTTCCCGCCGCCCGCCCACAGGCTTATTTCTCTTTTTTGGCGCGGTTGAAGGCCGCCCTGGCCTGGGAATTCTTGGTTTTGGCGCTGTTTTTTGCGGCAGCGGAGCTTTCCTGGCCTGCCGATTCCGCGCCGCCGGCGGCGGGCGCGGGCTGCAGGGAGGCCTGCAGGGCCTCCGCCTCCTCCTCGTTCAGCCCCAGGGAGAGAAGCTCCTGCTGGGAGGGGATGTAGCCGGAGTTCTGGAGGAGCTTCTGTAGCGTATTCAGGCCGTCCTGCTGACGGCGGTACCGCTCCTGATAGAGGGCAAAGTCCCGGTCGTACTGATCGGCCGCCCGGTCGTAGGCCGCCTCACTTAGCTGCATATCCCGCCGCCACTGATCGGCGGCCCGGTCATAGGCCGTCTCCTCCAGACTGCGGTCCCGCTGCCAGGCGTCCACTCCCCGGTCATAGGCCAGGGCCTCCGCTTCTCTGGCGTCCTTAAGATCGGCCCGCCAGTCCGCCACCGCGTCCCGGTAGCGGCCGTATTCGTCCTGCTGCAGTTCCCGCAGCCGGTCGAATTGCCGGTCCAGCCGGGTGCCCTCGCTCTGCCAGCGCTCAAAGGCCCGGTCATAGAGCTCCGGCGCCGCCTCATTGAGGCGCTGAAGATAGGCGTTATACTGCTGCTGCCCGACGCTTTGCCCGTAGCTGGAGCCGTAGCCGCCGGTGAGGGCGGCCGCCTGCCCCATGGTGTCCTCCATGGCCAGTCGCCCGTCCCGCAGGTAGAGGGCCCGGTACTGCTGATAGAGAGGGTCCCCCTCCAGGTCGTACTGAAAATCGCCGCGTCCGGTGATCCTTTCATAGAGATCCGCCAACTCCTCCCCGTAGGGGTCCTGATACTCCGGCGCATCGTTCATCCGGGCGCTGAGCGCTTCTCTCGCGGACAGGACCGCGCTGTCCGCAGCGGGGTCATAGCGCTCCATGCTTCCCCTGTAATCAAAGACGGGGAAGGCCGATCCGCCCTCCGTCCCCGGCGCCGCCTCCGGGGCGCGGAAGACGGGTTCCCCCTCTCCGGCGCGGGAGGTGTCGCCGCTGCCGTAGTAGGGGAGGGCGGCCGCCTCCCCGCCGCCCCCGGAGGGCGTCCCGGCTGCGGCCCCTCTGTCCTTGATCGTGGGGGTGTTGAAGGTCCCCTGCTTCTTTTCTTTCTTCCGGCCGGTGCTGCTGCCGCTGCCGGTGTCGTCCCGGTTATCCCGGTTTGTCCATCCTGCCGCCATGGTTCCTCCTTTTAATTTGCGTATTCCTCCGCCTCACCCAGAATGATCCGGATGGTATCCCCGTCCCCGCCCTCCGTGAGCTTCCGGCGGATTTCTGCCCCGGCCCCCAACGTATCCTGAAGGCTTTTGACCGCCCCGGCATACTCTTTTACGGCCTTGAGGGAGCGGTCCCCCTGGGGATCCTCCACCGCTGCCGCCACCTGGCGCAGCAGCAGAAGGGAGATCTCTGAGGCCAGGGTGACGCCCTCTTCCAGGGGATCGCACTTCTTCTTCCGGCTCATTCGTATTTGGCCCAGGCCGCCCGATATCCGGGGCAGCTTTCGCAGCCGGGAAGGCTGCAGCAGTGCCGGGTCAGATAGTCCTCCAGCTCTCCGTCGGTGGGAAAGCTGCGCTTCGCCACGCCCCGGCGCTTTTCGCCGCTCTCACAGACCACGGCGCGGCTGGTCCAGCGCATGCGCCGGAAGAAGGGGCATTTTACATCCGCCTCCGTCCAGCGTACCGATCTTGCCATTGCCTCGTCCTCCTTTCTGTTCTCCCCTTTGCCGGGCGTTCCGTCATTCCGCGGGCTCCAGCCCCATGCAAAGGAAGCGCTCAGATACGCTGAGCGAGCGCCAGCTCTCCTCCAGGCAGTCGGTGCAGACCGCCCCCTCCTCACCCAGGCCGTAGATCTCGCCGGGGTAGATCTCCCCGTCGCAGATTCCGCAGCGGCAGAGGATCTCCTCCTCCGGCGGCTCAAGCGGCGGCTCCGGCAGCCGTTCCCGCACCGGGGCCCGTTCTCCATGGA